GTACGTGATGGCTGTGTAGTTACCAGCGACTAGATTATTGGTAGCTGTGTAGCTGTCTATAGACGCCGTTAGATCAGTGTTGTTTGCCGCCGCCATGAATGCACCAGCTTGCTGGGCGTACTGCTCGACGTTATCGACTGCATCATTGTATGTAGCAACTTCAGACGCCTGTATGGAATACTCGTCTGTCTGTAGCATGTCTTGAAGTGCAACTTGCTCTGGCTTTGTGTCAGCTTCAGCCGCCACTGCGGATACTGATGTAGCTGTAGCAAGAACGGATGTTGCTGATGTCAGTAGGTCAACAGCTAGTGTCAGCTGGTTCATTGCCGCTGTGTGCTCTTGTGTGAACAGTTGTTTGGCATCTTGTGCTGTAGCGTAATCGTGTGCAACTACTTTGTCTAAAGCCGCTGTATATGCTACGAACTGTGCATCCGTGATTAGTGCGTCATCTAATGCATCATCGACAACTACACGTCCAACTGTTGCGTATCCGACAGAACCATTGACCAGCTGTCCACTCGCAAGCAGTTTATTGTTGATGATGTCTATTGTGCCTTTTAGCTCAGTTATCTTCTGTGCGCCCGTCTGGCTGTATGACGGGGGTTGGTATGACTCTGCGTGTACTGCGGAACCGTTGACTAATAGTGCGGCTGTCGCTGACAACAGTAGCTTTTGCTTTTGTTTCTTCATCGGTTAAATCTTCTCCAATTCGTAATAAGGTGTCCCAGAATACTTTGTTTGGCTCGTAGCCAATAATGTAGACCTCTGGGTGTTCTCTGTATTTATCTATTGCCGCTTTACCCATTAGGATTTTGCCTGTGACCACATCCATGATTGGGCAGGGTGTGCTGGCTAACATCATACTGCGGAATACGTTACCGTCTGGCGAACTACACAGGACACTGATGGCTGAGACTTGTAGCCCTAGTCCCCCGATTTGCTGTGGTGTTCCTAATAGTCGGGCGTTCTTACGGCGGTTGCAGTGCTCATCCTGTTGCATAGTGCCGCTGGACATCCCAAACATAGTGACTTGGATTCCAGAGGTAGTAGGTAATAGACAACTATCGTTACCACCGCCACCTGTCATCGTAGGTGAAATGGCTGACATTACAGGTGCGGCCTGAGAAGCCCCAGCGGCATTGTAATTGTTGGTTTCGTTAGTTGTCGCATTGTTGGAGTCTACAGTGCTGTCTTGGTAGTTGTTGCTGAAGTCTCCATTAACGTCATTTGCATACGCTGGGCTTGCCAACAGTATTAATATAGGGGCGAATAGTTTCCACATTCTTCAACCATAACTTTCTCTACTTTGTAATCTTGGCACATCAGCTTTGTCGCCGCATCCTTGTGACCTATGTAGGCCAGCGTCTGTGCGTTTAGATTACGTTCACAAACTGTATCTCCATGCGGACAACTCGACGGAAAGGCTATCGGAGTGTCTACATGAATTTCGGGGATACAGGCTGTTGTTAGTGATAAGGTTGCTAGTGCTAGGACAAACCTAGTCATCTTGGCGGTCTGCCATCTTTTCGACTGATGTACGGATGTGTTCTATGTTCACGTCTATTCGTGCCATTGAGACGGCTTGCGATTGAACCATCTGTTCTACTTTGGATATGCGTTGTCCGAACTCAACGATGTCCGTTTGGTTTTCTTGGATGTCTGCCATCATCATGGAGACAGTCCATACGATTGCTCCAGCCTGAGTGATCAGGCCGAGGAGGAGGGTTGCAGGGACACTCTTGGCTATGTGCCAGCCATTGTCACTATTGTCCATTCTACATTCCTAAATCACTAGGCCAATGTTCATCTGCCAAATAATCGTGAGGTATAGGTGTCATAGATCCTAATGTATTGGACGCATCGCGTATCTCTTTTATTTTAATCCAGATAGCTTTATTAGAATTGTACTCAGATAGGTCTTCTTCTGTCCAATTTAATGAACCTTTTTGAACTAACTCCATTGACCTATTAGTTATGTTACGTTGTTTCCATTCGGGGCAGTAGTTAAGTATTAAACTCTGTGCATATTTTTTTACATCTGTTTCGTTACCCGCTGTGTCTTGCACAAACCAATCTGCACCATTCCAGAATACTTGTTGACCATTTCCACATGAAGGTATGTCAGGTGCGGCAGTGTAACCAGCGTCAGCTATCTCTACATCTGTAAATGTTGTATTGTCAGTACGAGTTGTACCATCCGAAAGAACTATCCTGTGAGGTAAAGTTTTAGGATAGGTTTGATTAATTGTGTATAGTGTCATGATATCATTCCTTTACCTTGTTAAGCCAAGGCCGTGCTTGATGTTTAAATAATCTTCTACATTTTCAATTTCTGTAGAATCTAAGTGGCGGTCATATCCTATTAACTCTATAATTTTACCATTAAACAGATTTGCAGTTGATGAGTTATCTCGTCTACCAATATATGTTCCAGTAGAACCACCACCATGCGAATAGGCACCACTTGATGCGTATTGTGTGTAATCCATGCGAACAAAGTTTACTAAATCAACTACAAGAAGATGAACTCCCGTAGTAGGGATACCAGCATACCCAGTTACCGACTTGTAACTTCCAGCTGTGCCATCTAAATTTGGTGCGGCATTGTAAACTGTACTGCCAGTATCTAAATGTACATACTGATTGTATGCGTTATTGTATCCAAAAAGAACTCCGCTTATAGTGGAAGTGCTACTCACTACTGCATATAACTGCTTAACAACTTTGCCTGTAGTATTATACATCCAACTAGTTGTATCAAAATCTATACATGCTTGTGTGTGTGTTTGATTATCGTATGTAGGCTCAGCGCTAGGATACCCAAGCATATCATAACCACCGCCACTCTTATCAGCCCACAGTTGTACAGTGTCACCATTAGATGTCACATTTGTAGTTTTAGATGTGTCTGTGTATAAAGTTGAAATGTCAGTTGCATCGTACCAAGATGATAGTCCATCTGAAATTGGTTCAGTTGGCATACTACGCCTTACTTCGTACTGTTCTTGTAAACTCCAAACACCAGAGGACACTGTTGTTAGTGTAGGAGTGTTTATTGTTTTACTTATTAGTCCACCATTTTTCATTTTGTAACCCTCCTATGTTTCTATAAAGTAAAAGTTTGAGTATCTACTCGGCGGGAATTTGTTATTGTTGCGTTAGTTACTGTATGTAAGACTGTATAATTAGTCCCATCGTTACTACCTTCCATTGTCCAAGAAACAGGGTCACGATTAGTTGTGCCATTTCCTGTAACATAATAATAACTGTCAAAAATAAAGATATTACCAACGCCAGCATCAATAATAAATATTGAACCACCATCTACATCCACATTAAAATCCAATACTTTACTAGTTTCATCACCATCAATTAATTTTGGAGGTGCTTCATTACTAGGGTTATTACCACCAGGATTTGTTATTGTCGCACTACCCCAACTGATATTACTTCCATTATATTTTAAATAGAGTTCTGTTATCTCTGTCTTTGATTCAGCCATATTACCAATATCTGTTATATGCCATTTAATATATCTGTATCCATCAGGAATTGCTTCTGCATTAAGATAATCTGCATCCATGCTCCAAATACCAGTGTTCTTTTTGTTTTTATTAGTAAGTACCACATTTGCAGAGTATTGTTTTATTACATCATTAATAAAATCTATTGTATATAATTTTGAGTAATCATCTTTAAAAACCGCACCTCTAGTATCAGCATCCACAGAAAATTTAGAATTAAATGTGGCAGTAGTTACATCATAAGCTGTAGATAAATCCCAACTACCAAAATATGAAGTGCCAACAGCATACACAATAGTTCCATCACTGTTAAATGTCATACCTGTGGGAAACAACCCAACTTCATAATTTATAGCATATGAATTTCCAGTGTATGAATCTGTAGAAATATCCCAAGCTGTAGACAAGGAGTATTCATGGAATTTCCGGTTTCTCCGACCCATTGTATAAAACTTAGTCCCATCAGGTTTAAATGCTATACCTACAACACGATCTTCATTTGAATAAATACCAGTACCACTATCATAAGATGCTGTTGTTATGTCCCAAGCTGTAGACAAAGAGTATTGACCTACTGAATTACTGTTTTCTCCTGTTATGTAAAGTTTCGTACCATCAGGCTTAAAGAATATATCAGTAGGACTGTTACCAGCAGATGATGTACTTAATGAATCTCCAGTATAACTTGCGGTAGATAAATCCCATGCTGTTGTGAGTGAATAAGAAAATACTTTATCAGTGTCTGCTCCCACTACAAATAAGAGAGTACCATCTGGCTTAAAAAATAAACCTTCTGGTCTAGTTGCTTGAGTAGCAACTCCATAACTAATATTATCATAAGAAAAAGAATATAATGAATTTGCAGGTGCTTGATGGTAATCTGTTGCCGCATAGTCTGCTACACGCCCTATAAATCCACCGTTATCATGCGAAGTATATTTCATAAGTTACTCCGATATAATTTCGTAACTGCAGATAACCTGTAAATCCCCATCAACACTTGCTGTTGCTCTAAGTGCATCACCCTCTTCTAAGTATATTGCACTGTCTTTGCTTATGGCTACTAAGGTAGCATCTGCTGGAACAGTGACTGTGTTTACTATTTTGTAAGCTGTACTAGACCTATACAAATCAAGAGTAATATCAGCATCATTTGTGCCATCTATGTTAGCTATAATTACTGAGTTTATCTTTAGTAATTTACTTGTTGCCGCAGTCGTTATTGCTGTGGCTGTTGTTGTTGCCGCAAGTACATCTGTCTTGCCTGTTATAGTTGCAACACTTACTATATTTGGTGCAGTCATTTTATTCTCCTATTATCCAAATACCATTGCCATAGCAATAGATTTTCCTGTTGTTATTCCACCGCCACCAGCATCTGCCCATTCACCAGCAGTTGCTCCAGAATTAACTGTAAGAACTTGACCTGCTGTGCCTAAAGAAGATGGAATGTTTGTAGCTATATCTCGACCATCTACATTACCTGAAGTAATTAGGTTTGGTACTGTAAGGTCGCCCGTCATTGTACCGCCAGATAAATTTAGCTTGTCAGCATCATTAGCTAGAGCAACCCAGTTACCGCCGTGTGCAAAGTAACCCTTGCCTGTTGCATGGACGTGAGCAAACATGCCGTGGTTATCTGTGGCTGATGGTAAGTCACCTAATGCAGAGTAGACGTTACTAAAGAGAACCTTGTTGCCACCCATGTCTAGGTCTGAGCCAGTAACTGCTGATATTGCATCAGAGTCGGTGTAGCTTGAACCGCCAGAAGCTGTAGAGGCTATAGTTCCGTCAGACGCAATCGTAATGTTAGTACCAGCCGTTAAAGATGCAACAACATTTGCTGTATCTGTAACGTCAGCATTGCTTTCAATTGTATCTAACTTATTACCATCGACTAATACATCTCGACCATCTACTGTACCTGTTACAAATACATTTCCAGCTACCGAAATTCCAGTTGAACTAGTTTGAAATCTTAAAGTATTATCGTGATAAAGGTCTACACCACTATTTGAATTAAATGCTGCATAAGCCTCACTAGCATCTGAGTTAGTTATACGAACTGCATTTGAGCCAGCTATAAATAAATCACCAGCCCCAGCATCTTGCACAAAAGAATTACCAGCAGAATGAAACACTCGTAAGTCATCACTGTCACCAAACTTAGCTTTAATATCATCACCAAAGTCTAAATCACCTGTCATTGTACTACCTGACAAAACTATGGCGGCGGCCTCTGCCGCATTCTTAGCAACTACTGCGGCATCTTTTGCAGTTGTAGCTTCTGCGGCTTTAGTTGTTGCTATTGTTGCTTGTGCGGTGGCTGTAGCCGCTGATGTAGACGCTTCGCCAGCTTTAGTTGTAGCTGTAGCCGCGTTAGTGTCTGCAAGTAGAACTTCAGCCATGTTAGTTGCTACTGAATTAACGTTAGTAGTATTACCAGCAACTGTTGTTACGTCAGCCTCAATAGATGCGACTGAATTAATGTCTGAAATATTAGCATTTAATGTTTCAATAGCACTATCAGCTCTATCTCTACTTTCTTCAGCTATTAACCTGTTTTGTTGGTGGGCTAAGTCTAAGTCAGCTTCAAATAATGTCGAACCATCCGTAAAATCTACAAGAGCATTTAATGGTGTAACACGTTTTATAATAACTTTAGCACCAGATACAGGTGTTGAAGCTATGTTGATTGTTGTTGTGTTTACAAATGTAAAAGTTGGAGTTGTCCCATTTACGGTAACAACTACGTCTGCTTGGTTTATGTATGTGAACGGTATTTGAAACTGGTTCGTCGCACCGTCAGCGACATAGTTTACAATGGATGCCATCCATATCTCCTATATGTGATAAGACCTCGCAGAAGCGAGGCCGTTGTAGTTGTTAATCGAGGCTTAAATTATCTAGTATTGTCTCTGGTTTTACTGCAGGTTTATTACGCTGACTGTTTCTTAGGAATTTCCTATAAGCTCTTGTTTGCTCACGTATAACTGGATATTCTTTCATTAACTGTCGTAACGCTTTATCCCTGTAACGCTTAATTTCTCTATTAAGCATATCAACCCTATGACTTTCTGAAGCTGATACTAGACCGTAATCTTCACCGTCTTTATTGTATCTTTTACTTTTGATAACTCTTTGTAGTTTTTCATTTAAAGTTCTTGAGCCAGATTTCATTGAACCCATTAATTGATTCCAACGTTCTACCTGATCTGCAGTAAGCTCTACGCCTTTTACTTTTCTGGTTGCACCTTGAAATCTATACCCTAATTTACGCATTTCTTTGTTAATTAAAGCTGTGCCAACATC